CAATAGTTAAGACAGGCCCTTGGGCCTGTAACCGTCTGGATCGATAATATCAATCTACAACGGAAAAAGAAAAATCAAACTTGTCATCTTCGTCTGGAAAGGGGAAAGACAAGTAATCTTCATACAGACAGTCCAAGAATGGACAGCCGTCTGGAGAAAACAAATCAGATGTGTGCGTCACACTATCGTACAATTCATAGTAAAAAGCGCCACCAACTAATCTTACAAAAGGAAAAACCACATCCTCTACACAAAAAGGGGGATCAACAAAATTGGAACATAAGCTCACCACGAAACGATTTTCTTTCAGAAGGAATTCGCGAGCACCAAGTTCACAAACGCTGTCCTCAGGAGCAAGAGCTTCTACTGCAGCAACAGAACGTTCAGGATACTTTAGTTTCTTATAACGAAAACTCTTCGGATTCGGGGTGAGCCAACTCAGTTTCCCGAAAGTGTCTTGCGGATACGCCACATTCCATCACATTGCACTTGCACACACAAAGTCAACGAAACACCAGCCGTACAAGTTAGCAAAAGCTTGAAAGGTTGCACATTCGACGTTTCTGGATACAGCTGCTTCGCAGCGTCTCCAACATCGATATTCACTTCAGACTTACTGTACATCCCAGTGTAGGTCGACGGATAGTACACAACGTTGAAACCCGGAACAGATTCGGCTTCATCTTTGTCCAACTTCAGTTCAGCCAAGTGCGTGCCGTAAACGAGTCGGCACTCCGGTTTTGGGGTATATTGAATGCCAAGCTTTTTCAAATGCACTCGAGGCATTCCTGCACAGTCATCTTGTAGAATCAGCCACAACTTCTTATGGAGGAAAAGGTCTTTTCCAGCAGATGCTGGAAATGTATACCAAAACTCTATCTCAGCGGGACCGGAAATGGAAAGTTCAGGATCGGTACCACTACTGCCTTCTGCGCTCACACTACTCTTCACCACATTCTCATTCGTGCTAGCCATGATTAATCGCAAATCTGCTGGAATACGGCGAGGCTCATTCCTCGTCATCATCCCATCGGCCACCGGAATGCTGCACTTCTTGCACTTCCACGGCGTCGAATAGATTCGCGACTTCTTTAGCACCTTCACTCACAATGTCAACAATGTCTTGCCACATACTGTTCAGCGTCTCCACTTCTTCTGTGAAATCAGGCCTGAGGCGGGACCAATCAATTTGTAGGACTCGTGCTTCTCTCTTCTTAAACCCAAAGAACATGCGGGTGAGAGCGGCGTGATGCTCCAATTGCACTTCGTCTAACACTTCGAAAAGTCGATCGCCAAGATTGTAGTTGTGCGCCCAGTTGAGAAAATAGCTACTTGCAGCATTGGGAAGTTTTCCTGTCTCTTGGAAAATTTTCAGCTTGTCGTGCAGAAGAATTGGATTCTTCGCCACAAGATTGTTTTTGATTATATGAGAACAGAAAGATCCCTGCTTGGTGACAAAACGTTTCTCTTGCAGATGGTCAAAAGGCTCGAAACTCTTCCATGCGGCACTGACGGGCTTACTGCGGAAACGCAAGACATCATCTCCTGTGAACATGCCATAGTCATTCTTGTTTAGATTGTACTTCAAACTCTCTCTGGCCATACTGAACAAAGTGTTGCCTAAAAGAGTGAAAATTTCACCGGACAATGTCATAATGCCTATTCCTGCCACATTCAGCTTTGACTCAACGTAATATCTAATGATGTGAGCTGGGAAACCAAAATGCTCGAACACCAAAGTCATGAGCGTAACGCTTGCACCTCTGACACTTGAATCGAAAGCCGTGCCATCATTCTCTTCAAAATTTGAACCCATCGGAATGCCAGCAACCCACGCGGCCATATCATCTATGTTCTTTTTCACAAGCATGAAAACGTGCTTTGGCAATACTGCATCGAGCCTCTCAAGTAAGTAGACTCCCG